GTACCAGTTGTAGTGGTAGTTTCCTTTACCCTGTCGTTAAGGACGAAAGCCACTTTGCTTTCTCCTTACGCTATTCTAATAATAGCTGTAGACGCAGCGGCAGCAGGAAATACTATTGTAAAATCACCAGCAGTGGATGTCTTGTCTCCACCAAAGTCTATGGTAGCAACAGAGGCGTTAGTAGCAGATGAATTATAAATCATGCAGCCCCTAGCGGTTACTGTAGCTGTGCCAAAAGTAAGGTCTGAAAAATCAGTAAACCCAGTAGTACCACTTGATGTAGGATCCACTCTTGTTAAATTAGCTCCACCAGAAGTGTAGTTTGTACCGCTTGCTTGTCCTGTAGTTGTAAAAGCAGTTGTAGTTGCTCCTAAAGTAGCAGAACTTGTATACAAGGCTAGTTTAAACGTACCTCCTCCAGAGTTTTTAAAGTTGTGAACTCCTTCTAAAAGCTGTTTTTTAAAGCTGGTTGTCAGCGTAGATGTTATAGCCATAATTATATCCTTTTTACTATGTTAGCTAGTTCTTCTTCTCCTCCCTTTAACAGTTCTTGAATCAAACTGGCTTTGTACGATTTTATAGCATTTTTTATGTAAATTAAACAAACCTTTTTTATCTCTTCTTCGTACGCTTTTGCTTGCGCCTCAATGTGTGGCTCTAAGTCCTCAGAGGTGCCTACTAACTTTTCTGTTAATCGTTCTGCCCAAAACTCTGGTGGATGTCCACCGTAGTTAGTTGTTTTTGCTTCGATGATGCCTAACGCGGGCATCCCCTCGGGTGTTATTTTATCTACCATTTTTTTGGCTCCGGTGGTTTTAAATGAGAATCGTAACGGTCAACTAAAACATTCTCTTGTTGAACAATGCTGCGCACAGCTTCGCTTTTTCTTCTTACCGTTAGTCCTGTCTCTTCAAGCACAGGAATCAACGGATCCGCTAGTCTGTGGTAGCCATAAAGTTTTTCTTCGTCAGGCACGTCTGCATCTAACAGTCCGCTAGTCTTTGCTACTTCTATCTGCATCCCAGCATCGCTGCATTTAGACAACCAAAACTCAGTACAGGCTCTGCCTGCCTCAGCAAAGTGTATGTTTTCTTTGTATGAAAAATCTACGCCAAAAAGTTTTAGTGTGCCGACTTGCTGATACAAAGCAAAAGCTACTGCGTACGCTGTAGTGTTATTTAAGTAGTGACAGTTTGTAGTAGAGACAACTTCTTTTATAGGATACTCAACTAAGCCCGGACAACGATCATCTAGCTCACAAGTGTAAATAGGACCTTTGTGATTTAGTAATACTTCGGTCATACCGTTAGTTTGTCCGCCAGCATCATCGGTATCTAAGAATCTAGACGCCGGGTCCATCATAAAAACTCTATCGTGATAGATTACGTTGCTGACCGCATTAATAGCCCAAACTTCATCAAAGTTGTGGCCGTGTGATTTAGCTAAACAGTATTCAAACCAAGATCTACCTAGTCCGACTATTGCTACTGTCTTGCCTTTTAATTTTTCTTCGATCAAATTATGTTACTTGAGAGCGCAGTGAATCATAGCGATACTCGTCACGTCTGCCTCTAGCTTCCGCCCTGTTCTTGAGTCTATCTATTTCAGCCATAAATCTAGCTTCATACTGTTGCTGTATGTCTGGCTCCCCTTTCATAAACGTATATGCTTCTGCTAACGCTCCGTACAACATAGCGTTTCTGGCGTTGTTAGATAGCCAAGTGCCTGTTGTACTAGATACTAAACTAGCAGGTTTATACAAATAGTGTAGTTCTACACTGTACGAGCTATCTGGAACAGGAGCCAATATTATTGTGCTGCCGTTATCAGAACCCGTTGAAAGTTCTTTATCAAAGTCCGCGTAATATCTAGGTAAAGCTCGAAGCGAAGTATCGCTTGGATCTTTGTTGTATTCCTGCATAAAACTAGGATGCTTCTTGCTTAAAAAATGGTAATCGCTGCTGCCGTCTATAACAGCTAGTGAAAAGCTACTTACGAAATCGTCCGGGCAAGTTAAGAATCGATTGCCCGCTGTTACTGTTCCTTGCACGTTTTTTCTAAACACATCGAACTGAACCAGTTCAAATATTCTTTCTTCTGTGGTTTTTATTATGTCGTTCAACGTATTCGTAAACGTAGTCTCACTATTCTCTACGTAGTTTTGAATTAGCGTTTTAAATTCTGTTAACGTCATATCAAGGTGTGTTAGCCGTACCGCCCATACCAGAGTGGTTTGTACAGTAATAATATAATGTTGGCGCTCCAGAAGCTACCGTTATTTGTGTGTACGCGCCTGAACTGCCCGGAGTTCCGTTAGTTGTTACTCCTGTAGTGTATTCAGAACCCCCGCCATGCGTGCCGTTAGCCGTGGTAGAAAATCTAAGCGGGTGGCCGCTGTTAGAAGAGTCTGATTGGTCAAACCTATAAGTGCTTCCCTCTGATAAATTTATTGTCGGACTAACCGATCCGTCTAAATAATATTTATTACCACTGCCGTAAGAGTTAGTTCCATAAGCAACGGTGACGGTGTAAGACGTTATGCTAGAAGTTGTATTAACAGTTACTGTACCTAGAGCCGATAGTCCTACCTGAGTAGTAAGAGTAACAGAATCTGTAATCTCTCCTGATATAGATACAGTTCCCAAAGAAGCCGTAGCTGATTGACCTGTAGCAGTCAAAGGGTTGTCTGTTATGGTTACCGTCCCCAACGCCGTAGTAGCTCCGTCTAAACTAAACGGTCTGCCTATTAAGTCGTTGGTAGCAGTTAAATCTGTACCAAGAACTCTAACAATACCTTTATCAAACCCTTGATCTCCGGTTCTAGGATCAGGTCTTGGATCTCTTAATGCTTCTGGGTCGGCTGGTTGCGGTCTTGGTTGTAGCTGCGGGTGTTTAGGACTATAGTCCTGCGGACAAACTTTTAGTCCGTCCCATTGTTTTCTAAGCTGATTTAAACGATATCTCTGCCCGCAAATGTCACAAATGCCGTATGCTTTCTTTCCTAGTGCAAAACTCATTTCTTCCTTGCTTTCCTAATCGCGTCTTTACCGCGTTTAAATATGTTGACCACTTGAGTTTTACCCATAACCTTTGCCCGTTGCTCACCTACAGTGAGTATTTGTATTTTACGCGCAAACGGCTTTTTAATCTTTTTTACTTTTGCCACGGTAGCACGTGCGTCTGCTGGAGTAGCAAACTTAATCCTAACCGTATCTTTGGGATTTTCGTCTGTATAGAGTCTTCTGCCTGAGCCTTTTGGTTTCTTACCTGTACCGACTCTTGGGTCCTTCTTTTTTCTAGGCATTAAATAATAGTTCTGTTAGGCAAGAATCTTGAACTAACACTATCTATGTCCTCAAACGCTGCCCTATCGAACTCCTCATCGTAAATTTGTTTCATTATCTGTATCTTCTCTGGCGCCCTTTTCATAGCTATGTAATAAGCCAGACCGGATACCATGCACGGTATGAACCTGAATACTATCTCCATGTTGTTAGTGTAATCACCGACGTCTTGTATTCTGGTTAGTGCGTTGTATTTAATTATGTCAGTAGAGTTTTCTGGTGTTGGAAAAAGTTTGATTGCCGGGGTAGTTTGTCTATCTAAGAAAAACTGATTAGGTCTAGCCTGTAAAGTTTTCTCTGGCGTAAACAAATAATCCGATCTACTGATTCTTTCTAGTTGTATATCAGTGCTGTCTCTTGTAACGACAGCTTCGGTCACATCAATGATATCTGTATCTAAGCTGTAGCTTGATGTGCCTTGGGTGACAGTAAAGCTACGTTGCTCTACGGTCCATTGATTTAAACCACGATTAGCCCAGTCAGCCATCATAATGTTTAAAGATCTTCTAGCTGTATCTAAATCGTAGCCTGTTCTGAGTTCTAGCCCACAACGTTCATACGCTTCTTCGATAAGCTCGTCTATTGTTAAGTCAAATCCTGTTGATCCTGAAGTAGCCATATTGTTTCCTTTCGTGGTGTAACCGGACAAGAACAGTTGCCCGGTTACTCAAACGATCACAAATACTCTCTTTTTAGAAATGTTTTGTCAAAACTAAAATGATTGAATAAGCGTCACCGTCCGAGTGTCCCACCGTTGTAAAGTCTATATCTCCTGTTTTACCTGATCCAGCATTGTTAGAAATACCTGTGAATAAATCGTAGTATTCGTCACCTGTGCTGTCCGCTGGTAAAGCTC